GGGTAGCAGCACTGGGTGTACTGTTAACAGTCCTTGCCATCTTCAGCAAGACTATGAAAGCACAGAGGGATAGGGCACGACAGGACGTCGAGCACCTCAAGGCCACGGTTCACGCGGAGAGAGTAAAGAAGAAGATTGTAAAAGAAGAAGAAGTTATAGAGAGTAGCCGAAGAGCTACTCTTGTTAATCAAATCAAAGAGAAGAAGAAACAAGAAGAAGGAAAGGAGAACAACTTTGAAGGGATTGACAATCTTTCTAAGCCTAATGATTTTTAGTGGGTGTTCTACTATTAACGTGATAGAACCACTGTGTCTGCCAAGCAGACCAGTGCTAGAGCCAATAACAATGGAAGAACAAATACTCATCAATGCAGATACACTAAGGAAGGTAGCTGATAATGACGGCAAACTTAAATCCCACATCAGAACAATCGAGCGAATCACTGACGTCCACAATAACCAGTTCAAAGCAAAGTGCTTATAGGATAGCAGTTGTTACTTGGGGTGATGCGTTCATTGAGAGTGACGACTTCACCTACGAGGATGCAGTAGCTACTGAACCAGTGTGGCGTACCACTGTAGGCTACCTCATATGTAGAAACCGGTACGGGTATGTACTGGCAACTGACGTATACAATGATTTAGATGAGATAGCAGGGAAGTTGTTTGTTCCCCATGGTATGGTGACTGGTATAAGATACTTGACTTAGCACGTACCCACGCGCGTACATAAGAATAGGGCCCCTTTCGGGGCCCTTTCTCGTTCTAGTACTTAAGTCTATTGTCAACCTCATTAGTGGTTAACGTCTTTACCACCCTTGCGGTGGTCTTTGGCGAATGAACGGATCGGCTTGCTATCTGGTATGGTTCCATTGAGCAAGTCGTACGGATCTTTAGCTTTGTCAAGGATTGGGACGCTAGTCCATACGCGTATAGTTTCAGTAGTTCCGCATAGTTCACAAGGTGGACTTCCTTCACCCGCTTTCCCAAGGTACTCCCATAAATGGTCACACTCTTTACATCTTGCATCATAAATCACACGCACCTCCTGCACAGGCTAGCTCTTGTGAGCTGCTAGTGCTATCTGTTTCCTCCACTAGGGCAGACCAGTCTATGTCTGGCATAGCCTCAGCCCTAGCCTTAAACTCCTCAGCCTCGATAGGTTGATAGGGTGCTTGTTGATACACACTGTCATCTGAGGGGAAGAATGATACCCCACTCATAATGTCCATGTTAGCATACACCCATGCTCCTACCTCTAACCACTCATCATCCTTAACGTACACGCTGATGCTCGGCTTATGCTCACACCAGTACTCATTGTATGTCTTCCATAGTTCTAACTGTTCAATGGGAGTGACATCCTTAATGGTGATAGCACCTTCGGGTGACTTGATAGGCCACTCGAATACTATCTGGTTAGGATTCATTACATCAACTTCATGTTCCACCTGTCCATCCATGAGCATTTGTGTGAGAGGATCTTTACTGTCATTACGGGTCGTTCGAACATAGTACTCAGCATAGCGGGGATGAATTCCTGAGGAACTTCCCACCAACTGGCTAACCGTTCCTGAAGGTTTGACGCACGTAATCGCTGCTGAATGAGCAATTCCCAATCGCTTTGCCCACATCTTATTAGTTTTAATTGCTTCATCTTTCAACTCCGTTAGGGTTTGAGGGAGCAGCTCCCTCTTAATACCAGGCTCTCCGTTAAGTAACGGACAGTCCATGATGCCTGTCAGTGACACACCTAGAAGTCTTTCCTCTTCACAGTTATGTTGCCATCGCTTGCCAAGGTATCGGAAGTCCGTAAGGGTGGACTGTAGAGTGCCCAGTATGGTGGCAAGCTTAACCTTATCTCGTAAGGTGGTTGGTGTGTCGTCTGGTCTGGCGATAACCTCAGTGAGATTGCAAAACTGTCTGGACCTGAGGATGATCTCGGAGCAGGGATTACATCCCCACTCATGGTCTTTATCTCTCCTCTCTGGCATATTGCTTGTAGCCGCAGGTCTGGAGAAAATACCTCTCTCTCCCGACTTGGATTCGATAAGGGCAACCCACTCTTTAAGAAACAATCCAAGATCAGGGGCTTCCGTATAGCAGACGCTGTTGTTTGCGAGTGCCCTATGAGGGCTTGAGATATACCATTGCCCTGACTTAGCACTGCGGAGCCTATCAGAAGTTGCGTTCCCAAGACTAATAAGAGCGCTCCTCCTAACGCCGCCCGCGACGATGATCTCCGCGATCTTACAGATGAGGTCGTGTACTTCCAATTCATTTAACTTTCTCCCTTTTGCGTTCTTAAATAGGTTTACCGTATAGGTACATAGGTTCTGTAGTGGTTCGGGACCACTAGCTCTGCCGCCAAACGTCCGTAGTATCTCTCCGCTTGCTCGGACACCACTAAAGTCGAGCTCGGGCACGAGTCCATCATAGAGGAGTGATATAAGTTTCCGATAGGATGTAGCCCATCCGATACGTGAGTCGGCAACGTGTAGTGTTGTCGTCCCATCGTCAAAGAACTCATCCGCAATGGTTGGCAGCTGACTAATAACGTGTCGTTCCACGCTAAATCCAACACCAGTCCCACACATGAGTATGTACATGATCTCATCGAACACTCTCCTGTCGTCTACCGCTACATAAGCACAGTTGTACCCAGCTACATTGTCTCTAGCTAACGCTGGACCAGCAGTCATCAGTGCCCTCATGCTGGGCATGATCTCATGGTTAAGGATAGCATTGCGTAGCTTACTCTTCATGGCACTTGAGATAGCGTAGCCCGTCCTCTCATCATCGAACATGAAGTCGCAGTATCTATCTACTGTCTCCTCCCATGTCTCCCGCCTCTGCTCTTCTGGCAGATAGCGGGCATACTTGGATTGATGTATGTACTCTTGGTACTGGTTCATTCAAGGAACTCCCTATATATATACTCGTTAACAACGTGCTCGAAGGCCTCTATAATTTCCTCCGAGGTAAGACCGAGGTCAGACACCAGTACGTCTGGGTCTAACTCAGCCATCTTTTCTAGGTAGTAGTCGTAGTTCATAAGCTTGATCTCGTTAGTACGTTGTGACTCGTTGATTTACTTTGCTTCCTTGCTCTCAAGGGTGCTCCGCATTTACTGTTGTTACACTTGTATCTGTCGTAGCTTGCTGTCTTTGTGTTGTGTTGCGTACCTTTCTTAACCACATCCCTTGAGCCACAGTTCGTGCAAACGGGTGACTTGGGGTCGTCGATGTACATTCCGACATTGGGGTGGTTCTTGATCCACGGTAACAACCTCTTGTACAACTTAGGCAACAAGCGTACATCCTGCTTATTATACCTTTCCATAACTTTCCAATCACTAGCGTGTCCTTCCATACAACCATACCATAATTCTATTCCAGCGTGTTGCACCTTGGCTCCTAAGCCTAGTGCTCGACACACCCAATCCAGTTTGTTAGAGGCGAACTTAAAGTTCTGCCGTACTGTAGCAAGCAGGTCTATCTGATGATAGGCACTGGGTGGTGGTAGTCCTTGTAACAAGAACTCCCTATTCAAGTGCTTCATATCAAACGACTTGCCATTGTAATGTACTACAGCATCAGCCTCATCTATCAAGTCGTACATATCTTGGATGCACTCCTTATCCTTGATCGACCTGAAGATAACATCACGATCTCCTTCCCACTTGGCAGCCCAACACAGAACCTTAGTAGGTTCCTTGATCTGTCCAATGGGTATGAACTTGGGGAATAGATTCCAGAACGTACCTAAGTGCGGTGTGGTTTCTATATCCAAGTACAGTATCTTCATCTTATGTAGTGGTCTAGCCATGTAACCATTCCTTCGTTAAGTGTCCTACTGCGAACTCAATGTCGTGCGCCATGCACCAATCTGAGTATCTAGTCTTGCTGTTTGTGTGTATATAATTATCCCTCATAAATAACATCACGATTCTGACATCGGGATGTGCTTCCCTGACCGCCAGATGTTTACGCCTGTCGGCTGCTGTAAAGCGTCCTTTAGTTTCAATGATAACACCGTTGTCGAGGAAGAAGTCAGGTGTGTACCATCCCACCCTAACAAGATTAGTGCCTTCACAGTCTGCACAACGGGCCATGTTCTTCCGAAGGGGTTCTTCATACTCGAAACTGTGTGTTTCGTACTCGTAACTGATACCCGCATCATCTAACTCCTTAGCTATCCTGTCCTCAAACTTACTACGTCTCCCACTAGCTAGTGGTTTCTTTCGTCGTGTCATACTCCCACTCCTTTAATAGTTCAAGGTAATGTATAGCCTTGTCTATATCAGCAGCACCACCCTTGAGGTGGTGTCTACATATATACTTAACTGCATTGCCCTCGCACCATGACAACTGGTTGCGATATATAAACTCACTAGGTTGTATAGCACAGGTGGCGTAGTGATCACCACCTACCTGCACATCACTGGCACTCATGCCATTGAATCTTT